CATCCTCAGTACCCCAAACTCTATTATATGTACTACCTTGATCATCAACATCTATAGGTGTCATGATACCAGCAGAAGTTACAGAATAACTTCTAAGACCAGACCCTTCTGCCGCACCATAAAGAAAAGTTCCGTCACCCCAAACTCCAGAAATAGTTCCACCAGCTTGAGTATCAGTATCTACAAGTGTTATATCACCCATAGTAGAACAGAATGATGATGATGAAGAAACCGATGATGAAGAATTTGAAGAAGAAGAACTTGAGTAAGAAGAACTTGAGTAAGAAGAACTTGATGATAGCGAACTAGACGAAGATGAATTTGACGAAAATGATACCGATGAAGAAGATAAAGATATACACCAGCTAATTATCATTATCTCATTATTTGTATCATTTATATTACAAGGCCAAGTTTTAAATTCTCTGCCTATGTAGTCATTACATGATGCCATATATTACTTCCCTAAAAAAATTCTTATCTTGTATATTTATCTAAAACTATCATGCCGAACTCAATGACGAAGAACTTGAACTCACAGAACTTGACGAAGTAGAGCTAGAACTTGAACTTTCAGAACTACTGCTTGACGAACTACTACTAGATACTGTTTCTCCAATTATACATTCCGCATTACTATTATTATCCCATATATACCAATATCTTACTGTTGAATTTTGACCAGATTTATCTCCATTTGTATGTACTATTTCCAATCCAACTTCACTAGGAAATCCTGCTATAGTTGGTGCAGGAAAATAATCCCCACCACCTTTATTAAAATGAAATGTATTACCACTTCTACTAATTCGTAGCCTATAATCTCCATCCATAAAAGGATCATTAACCCAAGTTCTTCCAATAGGTATTCCTGCACTAGGTGTATAGTCATAATATGGCTGAGTTCCATTGATTCCTGCCCCTCTTAATACAGCACCAGCTTCAAAATACCATAATGCCCCACTAGTTGCTAAATCAAAAAATCTAAAATATTGCCTATGACCATCCACATCATGTACTCCACCAGATGAATTAGAATAATCTACTTTCCATTGTATGCTAAAATCTCCAACGATTTTTCCAGTAAATTCAAATCTAGTCTTTCTATCAGTTGAAGCTAAGTTGAGAGCATTAACCCATGACTCCATTACATATTCACCACTAATTAAACCAAATTTTAGCCAGTCATTAGTATTGTTTATTGGTGGATGAGTAGTTTTCCATAATTGTCCTCCAGGTTGCGAATCCGTATAATAAGGAGTAGTAGGTGGTGGTGATGGAACAGCAGGATCAACAGGATAATGAGTATATGTTACCGATCCACCAGACGGTAAGAATGGCTCAAGTATCTGTAAACCACTTCCCAATACACAACTAAACGAACTACTAGAAATTGATATTGACGATGAACTTACAGAGGATGAAGAAGAAGATGAACTTACAGAGGATGAAGAAGAATAGGATGAAAAACTTGATGAAGAAGAAGATTCCGATGAAGAGCTTACCGATGACGAAGAAGAAGAATGTAACCAAAGATTAACTAATGGCCCAACTCCACTTGGATAACCAACAAGACCACCAGAAGGAGTATCTTCAAAGTCATGAAATACAGTCCATGTATCATCTGGACATCCACACTCTTTATGTAAATAACTTAAATACGGTGAAGCACCAGCTATTGTAGCCCATCCCTTTACAGGTTGAGCAAACCTAACCGTCAATGAATCATCTGGTTCTATAATTACATTTTTAGGTTCTATTCTTTTCGCAACTACATCATCTTTACCAAACTCACAATCCAATAAAGATTCCCATGCTTGAAATACTACATACCTACCAAGACCATGATTTATGTTCCATTCTTTATTCGCATAAGCTTGTGTGTATAAGTAAGTAGCAACACCAGCCGATGGAGTAGGCCCACTCGCTGAAAGATATTGACTACCTGTAAAAAATGTATCAAAAGCTCCGTTTGAATCCAATGGATATAAGGGTATAGAAGTAACCCCTTTCGCTTCACTTGCCGAAGGAGAAATTAACTCATGATAAATTACATGCTTATTAATAGGTCTTACATATTCCCAATTTCTTATTAACTCGTCTGCTAAGAATTCATTGATAATAAAACTCTGACCTTGAAATAAGTCATTAAACGGCTGTACGTCTATCAATGGCTCCGTATTAAGATCCACTTCTACTATATAATGAGGAGTTAAAACTGGATATCCAGTAGGCCCAAGGGATTCAACAAATCGTGAAAAATCTACATGCTGTGGATATACTATTCCATAAAAATGTCCATCCAATCCATTAGTAATTGAATTAGTTGCATGAAGTACTGTATATGATGGACAACTTTGAAGCGTATGGCTAATAACTTCTTTTAAATTAGTCTCATCTCTTCTACCATCATAAATATAAACCTCTAACATAGATCCAGCGGAGGTACATGTTCTATCAATACCTACCTTATATCTTTTCGAAGCTTCATAGTCTGTTACTGATCCTATAGTAGAATATACTATATTGTTAACTTGCTCATATACTGCAAACCGTCTTTGAATACCTACCTTCTCTATCGCTACAGCAATCCAATCACTATATGTTGTTCCAAATCCAGTTGCATCATTACTCAATCCGTAGAACATAAAACTACAATTTTCAGTAGTTTGATTAGCCATTACTATTTCAGCGCAATGTTGAAAATCTCCAATAAAAGTTTGATCTGGTAAAGTTAATGTTCTAGTTCCAGTATCAACCGTATCATATGCAGAAATTCCTACCGTATCGGTTCTTATATAAGAAACGAATGAGTTCAATTCTCTTGCTTCATAACAAGGAAATTCTTCTGCTATACCACAATCCCATGAATCAAAACAATCTGGTTTTGATTCAGCATGAACTGGATATAAATCTGGATCAAATTGAGAATACCATAATTCTCCTGCTCCACCAGAAGGCTGTTGACCGTAAAATTCTAACCAATTGAAGTCATTGATAGGTTTAAGATCTGGCCCATAATAACTTCTTACTCCTTTAGGAATCCCAGGATGAAATCCTGCAAATCTATCATAACTAGCTATTCCACCGTCACACCATTCATCCCACCGCTCATAGACGTTCATGACGTTCTTTGAATTAGAAAGGAATAAGAGCCATATTATATATAGAGCATCATATGTACCAATGCGCTTGAGGAAGTAAATTAAATTTTCTACCCATTCTCTTAAATTTAATTCAGCTAGTTCTTCATTGATTTCTATTCCATATATTTGAGCAATATACCCTAACCAGCGAAGCTGTATTTCTCTAGCGTCCATCAATGACCATGCAGTTTTCAGCATTGTATATGGCTCATGATGAACTTGATCGAAGTAAACTTTTAACCACTCTACTAGGTTAGTTGTTTGATTATGATATGGTAGGGCTTTTACTGTATAGTCTTTAAGACCTTCAAATTCTATGGAGAAAGTAGTTTTCGATTGACCTACAGGCCAGATTTTTCCGAAGAAAGCAAATGTTTTTTCTTGATTAACATAATTTCTAAATTCTATATTTTCAGATCTTGAAAGCCACTCATGAAAGAAGCTATCTTTACGGAAGTACATTTCATTGCTTATTCCAATGGCACTTAAAGATTCGGTTTCCGTATCAGTACGATACTTCTTCCAATCCTCATATACTCCCTGATACTCCATCTTGAAACGATTACCGTCTATTTCTTGTATAAGAAACTTTTTACCTACAAATCCATAAGTAGAGTCTTTCTCATAGAGAACTGTAAACACTCCACCATCAGCCCATATGCTTTGTCGTGGGCCAGCAAGAAATGATCTTTGTGTACCTGTAGTCCTATTGACTAATATATCAAAATATCTTTCTAGTAGCTGATAGTTGGAATCTGAAAATTTACCCATTTAAACTCGCTTAGTTGATCTTCTCCATCAACTCATCCATTTTTTGTTTGATTCTTTTCCTTTCTTCTTCAAGTTCAAGGTAGTCTTGTCTTAACCCCTGATTATTAGGATCTCTTCTTAACTGTCTTTTGATCTCCATTTTTTCTTGAACTAATTTGTCATGTTGGAATTGATAGAAATTGTAATTATTTTTAAGTTGCTGAGTTTGTATTGCTTTATTCTGAATTTGTAATGCTCCTGCTACTTCCACTTCGAATAATTCTATCTTTTTATTAATATTCATTTCAGTAACTACTTCTACTTTGTCTACTCTATTATTAGTAGCAAAGGTATTACCAACAACCCATACAGCCGCAACTATAGTAATTAAACCCGTTGCTATACCAATCCAAGTTTTTAAATTATTAGTAAACATAATTAATACTCCTGTACCATTCTTACCGCATCATTAGCTAGAACTGGAAATTGATTCAAGCCAATAACTATAGGTCTAAGCATATTATCTCTATCTGTCCAAGGAGGAGTGACCCATCTTGGATAAAGAAGAGAATTGTTACCATAAATAAATTTGTTGCTATTTATGTCACGTATATCTATATTCCTTATACCTCTGATATTCGAAAACTCATCATCTGGAGACACTTGAGTAGTGTCCATCAAATATTCTACTATATCCTTGAAATCCACCTCACTATTGAATAGCTGATTTTCAGGTCTAAAGTAGTAAATCAATTTATTATAGACATCCTGTGATACATCCGTAAAATTAAATATCCTCTTAATCCTTATTCCAATTTCAAAAGTAAAATAAACCAAATCTGGAACCACAAATATCTCATAAGCAGATATCATTTTTCTTGGAGATAAGTAGTTAAGTAATTCATCTTCCCAATCCTCATTATAACTAATAGGCACAAGAGTTGAAGCCGATAAACCCCAATCAGTCCAAAACATTCCAGCAGAAGTAACTATAGTATTGTTTCCCCACACTTGAGGAATTACACTAAGAAATACTAAGTTGTATAATGCTGGATCTCCAGCGGAAGGAGATAAATCTTGTTCTCCCCAAGCTTGCGCTCTTATGACATCAGAGCGTGAGGAAAGGTAGGAATTGTAGTCATTCGGGGTAACATCTCTAAATTGCGCTCTTAAAGCAGAAGCAGAGTTAAACTTAATCTCCGTAATCGTTTCAGGATCAGCCGCACCGATACTTGCCGCTGAAAGAGAAATTGAAATGACTTCATTATTTACAAAACTGGCTGGAGAACCATCAAACGGAATCAACTGGATAAACTCATCATCTAAGATACTCCATGTTGCATCGTCCTCTGAACCATCTGCTCCAATAGATCCATCTTTTCCTAAAGTATTAAGAACTCTAACATCTATTTTATCATTTAATGCTGGAACATTTCTTGAAGAATTAAATACTACTTTACTTCTCCGATATCTATCATAAATAAACATATAGACATTATCAGATACTTGAGGTATAAGATCCAAATAAAAATCTGAAATTCTTGTCCATTCTGTACTTTGCGTTCCAGTAGAAGGACTGATTAATACTCTTATTGTTGGATAAACATCTGTTAAATCATCATCATAAGCATAGTCTACAGGTAGGATCAATTCATTATCAATTAAATCATAACCAGAATAGTTTTCCAGATCAACAACTTCTCCTTGCCTTAACGGTAAATCTAAAGTAGCATTTGGGCCAGAAGCAGTTATTTGAACAGAAGCAGTAGTAGCATAGATAATAGAATTACCATCAACACTATTTAAACGTCCTGAATTCACTTCCTTCCAAGGAATAACTCTTAAAATATCTCCAGTTTGAAGAGGAACTCCAATGTCACTTCCAGATACAGTTACAGTTACAGTAGCTCTAGCCGCTCTGACTCCTTTTGGTTCATATCCAACTTGTCTAGCCAATCTGTTTGCCGCTTCGTAAATATCGGCTGTTTCTAAGAAGACATTTTTAGCAATCTTATTTGTGAAATATGTAGTCAATTCTCCAATGTAAGACATAAGCTCCATAAGGATTGTAATGTTAGCACCTTCAAAATCATAATCCCTATAGATATCACTCTGCTTTAACTCTTCTTTGAATTTTCCTACTAATGTTAGAAAGTCAATTTCTAGGTAACTTGGTGTGAAATCTGTCATTTTATTTTACTCCTAAACTTGCTTTTGCATCTTCTATTGCCAATTCAGCACTCAATTGAGATCGTCCTACATTCCCTATACCCTTCATCTCTACTCTGTAATGACGTTTCTCTTTATCGAAATAAAGCATAGCATTATATTTTCCTATCTTTACTGCTTTTCCTTCATCATAAAATTGATGATTTAATTTAAACCAATTACTGAATCTCATTTTTATCTCCTTTATCTAGTCAAGATAAAATCAATAGTTTCTGTATTTTCATTTTCCCCAATAAGAAAATCAACTCTACAACGATAATAATTGCTATCTGGTCTAGGCTCTATATCAAAAGCAGTTACAGTTATTCTTGTTTCCCATAATCTAATCGAATCCAATAAATTTTCTGCTATAAGTCTAGCAGTAATTTCATCAATAGGTTCAAATAGAAGACCCCATATATTAGTAGCAAAAGTAGGTAACATCCTTCTTTCGCCTTGTATTGTTAGAATTATATTACGTATACTATTATATATAGCGGATACATCATTATCCCTTTGTATGTCTCCGTTTTCTTGCCTACTATAATTTTCGTCTAAATCACTCCAAAAAAATGTTTGGTCAACCATTATCTCCTCTTTGGATCAATAACTATATCGTCTGTCTGTTTTTTTATATAAGGTCTAGATCTATTTATCTTTTTTTTACTGCCATTTTCAACAATTAGGATAGATTCTGTATTTCTTCTAGACATTATCCTTTCTTTATACCTTTTGTAATAATCAGCATTATATCTTTTTACCTTATCTCTATTATTTTCCTTCCACTTCTTATCTCGTTTTCGCTTAAAAATTTTATAGCGGAGAGTTTGTCTATCTTGTTTATTTCTAAGGGTTTGACAGTCTTTACATTCTACTTGCTTGCCGTTAGTCCTACTTTTATTATTGTAGTACTTTCCTATTTTCCTATTCCTTTCACAAGTAGGACATATCTTTTTCATATTCTCTCAAATTTCGTACTTTTATAATCTTTATGTTTTCTATCAGTAATATTAAAGTAATATCCCATATTATCCTTACCTATGAAGTCAAGATACTTAGGATCTACCTTGAGCCGTTTAGCTATCTTCTGCTTGGCTTGCTCCATTCGTTTATCTTCTATAAGATATCGCTTTAGTTTCATACTTCCTCAATCAATGCTAAAATCTCTTTTGTAGTCATCCATTTAGCTTTACCACTTGGAGTCATTACTATATAAGAAGTGATTTTTTTCTTTAAATCAGTCTTAGCTGTGCCTAGTTTAAATCCCAACTTTGCTAAAGCCATTGATGTTTTTTTAATTGTACCCTCATCTAAATATTTTTCTACTAGATCCATAATTGCTCCTTAAATTATCGTCTTTAATACCTTCTTTCCACCTTTAGCAAGTTGAGCGTAATCCGCTACTCTTCTAGGATTGAATCCACATGCATTAGGACAAGTCTTACAATGAGAAGTAGCACAACATATTTTAGAAAGTACTTTATTCCAATTTGCTTTTGGATGTACTTTTTTCATTCCCTCTATTGCCGATTTCCAACCTTGACTTCCAGGACTCATATTCTGATATAATTCTTTATTAGACATTCTACTAGATTTTGCAGAACCAAAATGAAGTAATGTAATAACATCAACGGCAGGATCTTTAGAATAATTAATAGCTTCTTGTGGATTTCTGGCTACTACTCTTATGTTGACGTTGCCTGGATATGATCGTTTTAAATTTTTAGCAATAGCTAGCTTGAATCCCATTTGCTCATCTACGGACATGTTTATATTAAATACTGGTTTACCTTTTAATGGCCCCTCTGTAAACACACGTCCTCCGTACTTCTTCACGAACTTCTCTTGCTTAGTAATAGCTTTAAGTTGAAGTCCTACCAATTGAGCATCATCAATTATTCTTTCTATTTCCTTATCAGTAGATTGATCTTCTATATAATCACCAGAAGAGAAAAATCTAAGTCCTCCCATTTTATTAAGATCTGCTACTTGTTTTAATCCCTTTGTAGTTAATTGAAAATTTCCATCTTTATCTTGTTTAAATGTTCCGTCTTTTTCTTTATTGAGCCATTTCTTGAATGTATCCTGATACCTAAGACCTCTCTTCTCTGCTTTTGCTAGAAAATACTTCGGATGTTTTTTAGCTATTTCTCTTGCTGACTCCACATAACAATAAGCACATGTAGGATTATTAGCATCTGTAACCTTCAAGGAGTCTGCTCTAGTTTGTAAAGATTTAATCCTTGAGTCTTCTGCTCCTGATACAATTGCTTCTTCTAAATCCTTATGAGCCTGTGACCAGTCCTGCATCATTTCTAAAAGCTTTTCTCTTTTAGGACATACTGTAGATATATCTACAGAAGCTTTTGTTTTTGTGTTTCCACCAATTGCACTCCATTGTTTAACACAATCTTCAAGTTCCTTTTGACTATTATACTGCTTTGCTCTTATCTTAAATAAATATTCTAAATAAGCTTCCTCTGGAAACCAGCCCTTGCCAAACTTATCTTTAGTCCATTCGAATAACTTACTTGTAAATCCATCTTTACTTTTTCCAAGGCTAGCTTCAAAATCAACAATACTAGTAAATCTTTTCATTACATCATTTAATTTTGCTTCTCCTTCCTTCTGCTCTGCTTTCCAATCCTTATACATTTTTATTACATCATTGGCGAATTTCTGTTTTTCCTTATAGCTTTGAAGAGCATCAGAATATATCTCTTTTGGTTTTCTACCAAATGAAGCTTGTCTTCCCCATCCTTTACCTGTTACATTAGGAGACTCCAGACCATGAAGAACATACTTTCCTATAAATGATTTCTTTTCTAAATCTGTTAAAGCATGGAATGACTTCTTTGATTTTTTAGTAATATCTTTAAAAGCCTTTTCTACTTCTGTATCCCATTCTCCTTTAGGTTGACTATCCTTAGAAGCCTGAAATTCAGCGGATTTGAGCTTTCTATCGGCTTTCTCTTCTCTGGTTATTTCATTAATTAAATTAAAATGACTAACTTCATCTTCTGATAAAGCTCCATCTACTGGATAATAAATATCCTCAAACAATGGATGTTCTAAAAATAACCAAGTATTTTGACCCAATACAATAGCTTCATCTATACGTTCCTGATAGTCATATTCTGTCATAAAGTCTTTAAATCTCATGCTAATCCCCTTATGTAGTCATCTATTAATTTTTGATCTGTTATATCATTATCCATAATCCAATTTGCTGTCTTACGGATAACATCACCAAGCTTTGGCCCTGCTTTCATTCCAGTAATAGCCATAACATGATTACCATCGACTAATTTTATTCTCTTCTTTACTTCTTGTGTACTGCCATACTTCTCTTTAATTTTAATAGCCTTATCAAGTATCTTGTCAAATTCTCCAGCATGTCTAAATACATCTCCTCTGGAAAATTCATCTGCTCTACCTACAGCTACAAGCACATCCCAATTATCATCATTGACTAGTTTAGCAACTTTAGACGGACGCATATCAAGGATCTTATGAAACTTCATATGATTCCCAACCGCAAAAATTATAGCATCCCTTTCCTTATTACTCAGTCTCAATCTATCAGCAAGAGAATTGACTAGCTTCATACTTTTTTCTGCGTGTCTATAGTACGTAGGATATCCCTCACCTTTTTTCGGTGCATAGGTGACTCCTTTTCCGATGTCGTGCAAAAGTATAGCAAGATTTTTAATCGGATCTTTAGTATTGCTCTTTTTAAGTGCGGCCATAACATGACTATATACCGTTCCCCCTTCTCCTCTTGTCTCTGGATGGAATTGAAGATTTTCCCTATACCATTTCAGATTCATTACTTCTGGAAGGACGTGTTTTAATATTTTTAAATCATCTAAAATTTTAATGTAATTCGCAAATTTATCTCCACTCTGAGCCGCTGATTTTAGTAGCTCATCCTTTATTCTTTCTGGAGCAAGATTTACAATATTAGGAGACAATTTCTTTGCCGCTTTCTTTGTAGATGGTTCTATATCAAAATCCAACTTGGAGGAGAACCTAGCCAATCTCATCATTCTCAAATAGTCTTCTCCGAATCGCTTATATGGATCTCCTACAGTTTTCAAAACTTTATTTTTAATATCCTTCTTACCGTCAAAATGATCTATGATCTCACCTTTAGAATTTAGACCCATTGCATTTATAGTGAAATCCCTTCTTCCTGCATCATCTTCAAAACTTCCAGTAACCTCTACAGAAGATGGTCTTCTACCATCAAAGTACTTCCCATCTGTTCTAAATTGAGCCACCTCAAAATTAGATCCACCTTCTTTGACTACAACTATCCCAAAGTCTTTTGACTTACCAATATCAAAAGTCTTAAAGAGTTTCGAAAGCTCCTCCATTGGCATGTTAGTAGCAATATCTACATCATGAGGTTTCAGGTTCCCTAAGATAATATCTCTCACAGACCCACCAACAATATAGGCTTTGTATTTCCGCTTCTCTATCTTGTACAAGATAGAAACGGCAGATTTAAGCTCTTTATTTCTACGTATGTAACTTTGCCAATCTTTCAACTGTTCTCTTGCTTCATTTATATAATTTTCAAATTTCATTTTTTCTCTTTTTTAGCTCTCTTCTCAAGAAACATTACAAAATATTTAATGAATTTTCTCCAAGTCTTAGGATATTTTTTATACATATATATATAGTACTTCGAAAAAGCTTCTGATTGTATTTCAGGTAATTTTTCTTTTGATTTTAAAGAATCTAATACCTCTATAGCAGAAATATCATATCTTCTTAATTCAGAATCGGCTTCTTGAGCATGTGCCATTATTTCTAAGGTATCTTGTAAATAAGCATCCATCGAACTAGATTTTTTCTCTGCTTGAGTTTGCCTGTAAGCTATAGAACCAAGAATATCAAAAACTTCACCATAATCTTTTTTCTTCACTTTAACTAGTTTTCTATATTGCTCTATATGAACCAATTCATGATCAACAACATTCAAAATATCACTTAACCATACTTCAAACATATTATCATCTTCGTGCCAATACTCCAATGCTAATGTAATATTATACATTACCTCAAGTTTATGTTTAGGATAATCAGCACCAGCTTGACCATTTATTAGTGTGCCAACATTAACAAGAATAAATTCAACTTCAAGATCCTTAATTTTTTTTGTAATTTGACTAGCTACTGATTTCATAGCATGAAAAATCATATGCTCATATTGCCCTTCTGGATCACGTTTAAGTACCTTTTTTCTTTCTTTAGTAATAAGATCCTTAAAAAGTTTTACTTCTTTTTTATTGGATTGTATAATGGCTTCTTTTAAATATTGTTTTAGTCTCATTTATTCTCCTAAATCTTTGGAACTACGTTTTTCTCCCAAAATGATTTCTTGCCAATCCTTGAATAGTCTATATCTGGTAAACTCATCCATGCAAGGGAACGCTTCTTTGATTTTTCTACGTCAAATCCCTTGTAGTTATCCTTTACCCACAACCACTTATGATGATATATCCAAGGATCTCCAGAAGGTTTCATAAGCCTTTTAGACCCATCCTGTTTGACTAGTAATTGATCTCCTACCATTGGCTCATCAGCTTTATCGAAATCTGGTGAATTAATAAAAGTTACTGCTCCAGTCTTAGGCACATACTTGACTATATTATATTTAAATCCATCTAATAATTTTTTGGCATTAGATAGAACATCCTCTGGTACGGCTTCTTCCTCATACTTACGATGGACGTATATACCTCCACCTATTGACTTTCCTACATTGCCTTTCCATCGTCTAGGAAGTTTAGCTTCTGTTAAATAATCCTTAAACCTCACCCCTTCTCCCCTCTACTAAATACTTATCTAATAAACCCATCCTTCCTCCTTAATAAAATCTTTCTGGATTAACTTCTCCAAGCTTAAAAAGACTCTTCAACATATTAAATTTAGAAGCTCCTAAGATATCCGTAGCTTGAACAAAATAACTATCTAAATTCTTTGTTAATCTAACATCAAGTCCATCTGTTATCTGGTCAAAACTAAATTCTCCTGTATCAGTAATTGGCAGGAGATCTATAACATCATCAATTTGATCAACAATCTCTTGTATCTTATCAATATATTTTAAAGCATCAGCCGAACTAGTTATACAGTTCACACTAAAATCAAGTGACTCCAATAACGGAGTCAAAGCATATCTATCAAATTCAGCTTTAACATTTGAAAGTCCTTGACATACACCTCTTTCAGCTACTTGTAAAAAATGATTAGCATTATCTCCAATATCTTGAGCTAAGTTTTTTAATTTTCTATTTACTTCTCCAGCGGCAGTATTAATACAATCATTTATATATCCTTCTACAAATGGAACTTGATCTTCATCACATCCAAGATTATTTGTAGTTACATCATCTTTCACAGCTAATTCCATTGCAACGGGATTAGTTAAATCGTTTAAATCGAAACTAAATGCTTCATCAACCCATGCGGCAGATTTAGCATATAACTCATCTCCATATCTTTCAAAAGCAGTTACATCGTCTAATAACCCTCTTATTGCTGAATCCTCACATGCCTTGACTCCGTATGAAAAACTGGAGCTTGAACTTGAAGAAGTACTAGAGCTTGATTCACTAGACGAAGAAGAAGAGCTTGAAGATGACGATGATAAGCTTGAAGATGAACTTGAAGCGTATGAAGCATATGGTGGATATGGATAATATGGTGACATTTTATCTCCTATGGTATCGGTAACTCAGGTGGTCTAACATATACTGGTATACAATAAACGGGAACAGGAAATTGTAATTGAAAATGACTCCTTACCCATTCATCTATTGTTGACATAGTAATATTAGACAGACCTGAATACATATTTTTAAGTCCTTGTGTAAAATCATAACTAGGTATATTAGTTCTTGGCATCAATGGTACTGGCATTGATAACTGGAAACCAAAACCTGGAATCGTTATCCTAGTCAAATCATATAGTGTCGGATTCGGTGGAAGTAAACTATATATTTGATCCAAAGTCGGATATGTCGGTGGTGGCCCCATTGTACTTATATCAGCAATACGAGCAATCAGATTTACCAAAGTCTGAATTACTTGTGTAACTGTTTGAAAATTACTAGTTATAGCAGTTTGAGTAGTAGCCACAGCATCCCACGTTGGAGTGTTCATCATTGGATAAGTAGGCGTTGGCATTAAAGGAACTAAACTTTTATAATACTGTACATCATCCCTTAAATTCTGTGCCGCAACCGCTACCATCTCATCAAACTCACCTTCAACAATACTAATTAAATTATATCCAGGAAAACCTGGAATATCAGGTAAAATACTACTTGGATCAATTCCTAAATACTTAGTAGCAACCTCTGTAAATGAAGCAAGAACTCCAGTCAATTGTCCATTAATAAACTCCGAAATAGTTTGCTCTAATTGCATATCAGGAGCATTTGTATCAGGCCAAACTGGATCTGAAAGAGTAAATTGCGGTGGTAAAATTACTTTTCCAGGAACTTCATAAAACGGCTCAAATAACTCATGCATATCAGCATATGTAGGAAACCCAGTTGGAGAACATATTGTTTCTGTTATATCTGTCATGGATTAATACTCACAAAACCATTAAGAGTTATATACGGAGCAGTTATAGTAACTTCCACACTACTATTTATAGCAATTGGTTGTATAGCGGTCATATCAATACGCCTAGTTACAAGAAAATCTAAATTACCACCAATGACTTTTCTGACATCTCCACGTAAATCTAATTCTTGATCACCTTCTACTCTTCTAAACTCATCTCCATTAATTTCAGTTGATTTATTTCCTTTAACTTTTACTCTTTCATCATTATCAACCGTTTCGTTATTATCTCCCTTGATATGAGAATTTCTATCCCCTATGACAATTTCATATTTATCCGATTGATTGCGAATGACTAGTACTCCGTTATTATCACATTCAATATACGTGTTACTTGGATGGTATACATGAAATCTCTTAGAACCTTTAGTTGAATCAAGTTCTACTGTTATACCACCATGAGTAGTAAAGACAAAGTTTTCGGGGTATTTCGCATTATACGCTGGTTCTGGTTCGCTCCAATTTCCTCCGTATGCTGTCGGTACTGCTTTATCTCTATAACTCTTCTTAGTATCAACTAATGTCTGTCCATCCTCACCTCTAGCTAACCTATGTACATCTGGCTCTCCTATTCTGGTAGGATATTTTCCATCAGGATCTCTGAAACCATCCTTCTTTGAAACGGATTCTTCTTTATTTACCAATGACTTCTTTAATGACTTCTTACTTTCTGGAATTCCAGGCATTGAAGCAAAATATCTAGGCTGTAATAAATTTCCATTCTCAAAGAAAATCATTACATGAGATCCCTGTAATGGAACTCCCCACATTCCAAAACCGCTTATAGATCCCTCTATAATAGGCAAACAAGGCTCTGCCCAAGGCAACTCATCTATAGGAATTCCTTCTGTATCAGTCTTATTTTTCTGCTCTGTATGAAGACCAAATATCCTAATCCTAACACGTCCAGCTTTTTTTGGATCATTATTATCTTCTACTACTCCCCTATAGAATCCATTAAGTTTATTTGACTCTGGAAGTAAATCACTAAGAGAATTTTTTTGCATCTATTATTTCCTTATAATTATATTCGATACTGCTTTCTCAGTATACAAGTTAGTAACTTTAGAATCATAAAGTATACTACTGTTAATATTTTGATATGCATTTTTTATACATACTAATCTTTGCTTATATGGATAATGTCCACCTCCCATAAAATTATGAGTAACAGACTTTATCATATACTTACCCTTTAAAGCATCATTCATTTTTTTATCAGTACCAAAACCACCAGGCCACTCAATCTCTATATGCTGTCCTGCATGTCTAGTCTCATCTCCTTCTACAATAAGATTCAAAATAAATTGTAAGTTATAGCGTTTAGTCCAATCATTAAAAGCTACATTCGATAATGAATCAATATCACTTTCTCCTACAAAAGTATTTGCAGATCCAAGATCATCCATTTGACCATATAAAGTTTTCCTACCTAACATTACATTATTATCAGAACCATCTGAATACTTGTATCCCATTTGCAAAAGCTTTTTAGTATTGAAGTCAAACCCTCTCCAATTTCCCCCTCTCAATACTTGATTACCAGTTCTATCTAAACCACTAAACCACCATTCAATTATTTTATTTTTATCTGATACAACATCACTCTGAAACCTATAAGGTTTTTTATCTAAAGTTTTATCAAAATCAGCCAATAAGTAATTCAAAGATACCGCATTAGTAGTTAACCCATTTACAGTATTATTAAATATTAAATAGCCGCTGGTTCCACTCTGTTTCCCTTTAGCTCTTCTAGCTAACCAATTCAAAGAATTTTTAGGAGTCCAATAAGGAATAATAAAATCTGTTGAATTACTTGAGTCTTCTACTTTTAAATTAAATCCACCAAGTTTAACAAAAGTCATGTTATTAAGAATGTCTTTCATTATTTGAGAATACTTCTCATCCTTCCAACTTTTACTATATCTTTTCAAAGAAGTAGGAATATAAAATGGATCTACTAACTCCAACTCAAATAAATTCTCACTTGTTTCTCTAATACCTGGCCCTGCTTGACTTATCTTAGTAACCTTCCAAATATCAAAAACCATGTTTCTATCAGATTCCCCTTCACCATAAATCAAAGCTATTCTTTCTTGTCCAGTAAATGGGCCAGTTTCCAGAAAATTATATCTATCGTTAAAAATAAGTTTTCCTGCTATAGAAAATTTAAATATATCTTCTACAAAAAATATTTTATAGACATCTTCATTCGCAATTATAGCATTTCCAGATTCAGCTATAATCATAACTGTTATGACACCCTTTTTAAGTTCTACTTGACGTAGCTTTTGATAATCTGTTTGTCCTGCCATTATGTTTTCTGCTCCGCTATACGCTCAAGATCTTTAACTAGTGTATAAACAAAATCTGCTCTTAAAACTTTAATTATTTGTCCATCTTCTAGATCTTCAAATGGATTTAAGGTATTATTCAAAATAGGAAGTATCCACCAGACATAGGGATTCTCATATAAATTATAAGAAATGTTTTCCCAAAATTCTCCATTACTTACTTGATAAGTATTGTATAAGGCAGTTTCAGTAAACACATCATCATTTAAGATATAGCTTCTAAAGATATTCATAAATTTAGTTTCTCTATCTTCATCCAATAGAATATTGAACAATCTCATTAAGCTATAGTTGTTTATCTCTTGTCCAGTAAGTTCAAAAAAATTTTCATCTGTGTATTCGGTGACGCTCATTAGATCTCCTCTATACTGCTTTTAATCCCCTCATCCATTTCTGGAGTAAGAATACCCTCTGCTTCTAATACTTCCCTTGCAAACTGTAAATTATGCTGTCTGGTACGCCTTGAGATGTCTGGTTTCGAACCATATCTAATAGCTTGGTGGTAGTTACCCATTCCTGTAAAGTAAGTCATTACACCGTCTTCTGACTCCACCATTTGGATTCCTTCTTTCTCATCTCTAATTAACATCTTCTCCATTTTTTTCTTATTCTTACCCTGCTCTTTATCTGACTTATCAAGGGATTTTGCATAGACTTTATCAATAGTCTCTACTTCCGTATACTTCGGTTTTTTCTGTAAATACTTATCCATTTTGTCACTTTCCATTTGACTTCCTCCTATAATATATAATTCTCCCCATCGAAACAATCCTACTAATTATTATTTATATTTTTTTAAGGGGGATTTTCGAAAAAAAGACAAGATATCTTATATAAGATACTGAAAAGGAAAAAAAAGAGCGGTAAAGAAACCACGACAAATTTCTCTACCGCTCAAGGGGGTTCATGTGTGCCACCCAAAGAAACACACATAACCAAAAACACTCAACCTCATCAGGTCGAGCTTACTACAAACCTAGTCAATTTTCGGGGATGAATTTGACTAGGGGCGAACCATCCCTTCCCCAAGGTCTGGTTCAAAGACCTAGCGGAGCTTGCGGCTAGGTCGGGCAATCATTTAAATCGAACTCATAGATACATGCTATGCCACGAATGATTAATCTTTAGTGGTAAAAATATCTTGTGGAGTTCCACTAGAGAAAAGATCTTGCTGTGATCCAGTATCAAAAATTTCTGACTCTGGAACATTAGTCAATTCATCTGGATCAATAACGAATTCCTCTATATCAAAAAAGTCACCATCCATAATATTTACTCCTTTTAAGGGTTATTTAATCTTCTATACTATACTTATCATAATGAAAATTAAATGTCAAGCATTATTTTTCATGTACTGTCTTTTGACTTTACGGCTCTTCCATGATTTGCGAGTACGTACATCTCCTCTTTGATAATCATCATTCGGATTAGGAAGTTTGAAAGGACTTCTTTTCCATCTCCCGTAACCTTCACTAGCAAACCATTGACGTTTTTCATTTATACTTTTCGGTTTTTTATACCAACACCCGAAATTACCTCTTTTATATCCCATTGCAGGAACAGGATCTATACGAAAACGAAAGAATATAAAGTTCCCTGAAAACCGAGTATGCCAAACTCTGGAAATAAGTTCTTCTCCGTAATGAAACATTTAATAACCTCCTAAGTTGAATTTAACTTAGTGGTTATCAATATCAAAATCATGCATTTTGATCTCCTTTATTCTATGGGGTTGCTTTGCATCCCAAAGGTCGAATATCGTCTTTTTTGATTATATTACCATCTTACCACACTATAATATGGTTGTCAAGTATTATTTATAATTGGTTTAATAAAATCCTCATAAACACGTTTATACTTGACAACGTAATCTTGCTGTGATCCAGCCGATACGTCCTTCTCCGTACTTTTGGCAACAAAGCTAGCTTCTGGTACAGGTACTCCTAGATAGCCCATTTTAAAGGCTTTCAGGAGGAACGCATAATCCAATAGCCGCTTGTATTTATCGTCTGTTACCAAACCCACTTTTTCAATCACTTCGGATCTAAACAATGAATTCGAACTTATGTAATTAGCCTGTAATAGCCTGTTTATATCAAATGGATCGGCATTGAATTTATGGTTTATATGTCCTTTGAATTCAAAAGTCGCATATGCATATCCCACCTTTTCAGCCCAATCAAATTTCTTGAGCATAGCTACCATCTTGTCTAACATTCCCCTACCCATATTTATATCTCTATCTATCATAATATAATATGGTGGAAGATCCTTAAAACTCTTATACCACTTGATAGCTTCTAAAGCATTGGAAGGAATATTTTTATCTCCGTAACTTTTAACCCATGTGTACCTTGTGTTATTTCTCTTCATTGAAACTTTCGTTTCTCTGCTTACCTCATGATCAGGAAGCA